TAGAAATGTCTAGTAGTGTAGGTAAATACTATGATGAACTACATCAATTAAATTGTTTGAAAGAATCTGACCCAAGTAAAGTGGGACATATGGAACATATCAAAGCAATTTGGTTAGCATTGAATGCAAGTTACGCATTAGAAGCATTGCGCTTCATGGTTAGTTTTGCAACAAGTCTTGCTATGGTAGAGAACAAGATTTACATTGGTAACGGAAACATTATCTCCTTGATCCTGCAAGACGAGCTGCTTCATACAGAGTGGACTGCATGGTTGATTAACAATGTAGTTAAAGATGATCCACGATTTGTTATTGCTAAACAAGAATGCGAACGTGAAGTATATGAACTATATATGGATGTTATCCGTGAAGAAAAAGAATGGGCGGAATATCTATTCAGTAAGGGTGTAGTCATTGGATTGAATGCGGACATTCTTTCTGACTTTGTAGACTATACTGCATTTAGTAGGCTGAAAGATATCGGTATTAAATATAACGAGAATCACCCAAAGCACAGTCCTATTCCATGGTTCAACAAACATGTGAATATCAATAAAAAGCAATCAGCATTACAAGAAACAGAAAGTACCAACTATGTTATTGGCGTTATGTCAGATGTAGTTGAGTACGATGAATTACCAGTATTATAAGGAAATAAGATGAAAGCTATTGTATGGAGTAAGTACCACTGCCCTTATTGCGACCAAGCAAAGGCATTGTTAACTAGCAAAGGTATCCAATTTGAAGAAAAGAAAATCGGAGATGGATATACCAAAGAAGAATTACTAGAGGCAGTTCCAAATGCCCGAACAGTACCGCAGATTTTCCTAGACGGAGAATTAATCGGAGGGTTCACCGAACTCAGAACAAAATTAACAGAAAGCGTATAATGGAAGTTGGAAAAGTATATACATTTAAATTAAATAGCGGTGAAGAATTAATCGCTAAAGTTACAGGACTAAATAACGGTGACGGTTATTTGACAATAACTGAACCAGTGAGTATTGCACCCGGACAAAAGGGAATGCAAATGATTCCTAGCATGTTTACCGCAGAACCAGGCGGGGATGTTACACTAAATACTAATAGCGTTGCCGTTTTTGCTATCACAGAAGATAGCATTAAGATGAAATATATCGAGGCTACTACTGGGATTCAACTTCCAGAAAAGAAAATTATATTAGGATAAAATGCCAAAGTTAAGTCGTAAAGGTGATAAAAATCAAACAGGTGGTGCCATAATACGTGGAGCCGGAACTGTTATTGCCAACGGCATTAATGTGGGATTGCATGTTAGTACAATGACACCGCATGCCCCATTTGGTCCTCCACACCCCCCGCATGCAGCCGCAACAACCACCGAAGGTAGCCCCACAGTATTTGCTGAGGGATCGCCAGTATTAAGAGTAGGATCAGGTAATAGTTGTGGACATAGCATAGTTGAGGGTAGCCCTAACGTAGTTGTCCCATGAGTTATACCCCGTTAAAAATTAATGCAATGGGTTCTCTGTTGCAAGATGTAGGTCTATATATAAATCCTAATGCACAGTCGTACATGGGTACCAGTACATCGGTTACTAACTATACACCGGGCACAATAATAGATACTACAGTACTGTCTGCTATTACTAACGCTATGAATGTAGCATATCCATTGATTAACGCGGGCATCACTCAGGGCGAATATAACAATCTTATAAGTATAGGTTCGTCAACAATACCTGCACTAGGTAACGCTAAACCCAGTGCATATATTAATGCATATACTGGACAGAATACTCGTCACGGATTCTTACGACTAATTGCATGGCAAGCACATAAAGACTTTTATATCAATAATGGTAGTTACAGTGATTTTCTAGCAACATTTAATGCAATGCACGGTAGAAAAACTCAGATGAATGAGACTATTAAAGCATTGAACAATTCATTAACATTCTTAGATGGTATCTATAGTAATATGAATGACCTTATTACTGCTGATATAGCTGGTATCAATCTAAGTACATTCTATTGGGGACAAGATTTGATTGCTGTGGGCAAAGCAATAGATTTGAAATATATCTCAACGTTTGGTAATCCAGATGACTTGTTAAGAACACTGTACAAGAATGGTGCAATCACACAGTCTATTAATTTAGGTTTGCTAAGTGCCGGAATGACTTCTAACGATATTAATAATATATTCAATGGCACACCCGCAACACCAGAACAACAAAAATATATCTATGCTACATTTTGTTTGATTATTAATGATGACTTGACCGATGTATTGACTCCGTTAAATTGTCAAACTACAGGACTAATGATGTTAGCAGATTTATTAGACCCTAAGAAGTTGTTCCCAAACAGTTATCAATCATTAACTACCCCAGTATTCAATGGCACACCTTTACCAACTAATAGCAAAACATACTATTTGATTTATAAAAATAGTACAATAGATGCGGTACCGGGATTGAATATAGGTGAAAGATTACAAAACATTATACCACCTGAACTATCATATTCATGTGATGCATTTAGTAGAGCCATGATGCAAGTTCGCAATATTCAAAATATGGATATAGAGAAATTCAGTCAGGTTGTATTCAATTTAGAAAACGTCAACGGTTTGGGTGTGGGTGGAACGAATATCCCAACTAACACAGAGTTAGCAAATGTTGCTATAAATGCTGTGGCAAAAGGATCTGGCACTAACGGATTATATACAATGTGCGACTTCTTTGGAAGTATAACAGATATACACTATGATTGGGCTGAGTTACAAACACAGATTAGAGCATTACAGTCTACTAATTTGTTTGCTATTTACAATAACATCAATAGCTTGTTGGGTGGGTTTGGACCATATGGTTCGTTGCAAACATTGATTGATTCTGCAAATGATGAAATATATAGTATAATGATTGCTAATCCTACCCTAGCTACTAATCTGAATTTATTGTATAGTAAATTTGGCGAGTATATAGCAAAAGAAGAAAACGCTAGATTGTTAGCTTTGCCTACAATAGACGACCTAACAAGTACAACAAGTGATACAATAAACTTCATTGATAGTTTATCTCAATACGCCACAGAGACAGAAATTAAAGAATCTGCATTAGTTATAGAAAATATATGTGACACGACCACTGTAGGAGGAAGTAGTATAATAGCATCAATGCGTGAAGCACGAAATGCAAAGAGATTAGGTCTTACTGGAGCAGAATTAGATAATAATGTGAATCTTACATCTGATTTAGTATTACCGAGAGTAACCGGAGAAACATTAGGAAATTCTCCAATTGAAGGTTACGATAACTGTAGCAATTTAAGCAATGTATCTATCATAACAGGCGCGGCTACAGTCCCGGGAAGTCTAGCAGGATCTTCCCAAACAACGTTGATACCAGATAACCTTAGTATTCTTATTGAACCGGGTTGTGCTACGGTATTGACACCAACCGAAGCAATTGCTGATGTAGTATTGTGCAATTGTGACTGTTGGGAAAACTTATGATTAGTTAACAACTTATCATAGTGCTGTTACTGGATAACATCCAGTAGAAAGGAATACATGAAGCACACATTTTTCAGTTTCTTTAGAGTATATCTATTTGTACCTCTAATAATATTAAGTTTGTTTGTATCTACAAACAACACTACTTCAACTTTATTTGAGAGAATATATAAGAAAGTAGATTTGGCACAAGTCAAATGTCTAGCAACCAACATCTTTTATGAGGCTAAGAAAGAGCCATTGTTGGGGCAGGCTGCAGTCGCACGTGTAGTAGTCAATCGTGTTAATCACGGGTTTGCCAGTACCCCATGCAAAGTTATTCATCAAGTTACTTATGTGGATAAGGGATTAGATGAAAAGGTTAAAGTATGTCAGTTTAGTTGGGTTTGTGAAGATAAGGGAAAGTTAAATGAACGTGACCCTAAATATCAACGTGCATTTCAAATTGCATATGAAGTATTAGCGTTAGACAAGTATAAAGAAGTTATACCCAAATCTACTCTATTTTTTCATAACTTAACAGTTGATCCGTTATGGCCTTATAAACAGGTAAAACAAATTGGTAATCATATCTTTTATAGCAAGAAGTAAGTAAACTATTAGCTATAGTGAGGCGTTTAATATATATAGGAGATTTATTATGAAAAAGTTAATTCTAAGTGTTTTACTAGTCACAAGCATTACAGCATATGCACAACCGCATGGACATTGGCAACATCGTGGTGGTTATAGTCCGTGGGTATGGGTAGCTCCAACAGTTATTGGTGGAGTTATTGGGTATGAGATTGCTCGTAATCAATATCCTGTGGTGGTACAGCAACAACCCATAGTTGTGCAACAACAGCCTGGCCAAGTATATGGATATAGCCCAAACTGCACGCTGTGGACAGAAGTACAAAATCCTAACGGAACAGTAACTCGCACACGTACTTGCGCTCAGTGATTTTTTTAGTGGGTACTCATTCTGTATATATAATAGATGAGTTACGAATTACAAGAACACTTTGACAAACTTAAGCCTAATTTAGGTACTACTGATACTAAATTTGGTGAAATGTGCGTATATAGGACTAATACTGATAGTGTTACAAGCACTGCTTTAATTGCATATGGGGAGTTATACAATGCTGAGTTGTATATGTTATCCGCATACTTGAAAGAAGAATCTATTTTTGTAGATATTGGTTCAAATATTGGATACCGATGTATCGGGATTACTGAATTAACTAAGTGCAAAGTATATGGGTTTGAACCCAATCCTGACCACTTTGTTTTATCAGCATTTAATTGTCAAGGTAAGCCAATTAAATTATTTCACTCTGCACTTAGTAGCACAAAGGGTACAGTAAAATTGCCAAATGACATTGAAGTCCCTTGCAAGAAACTAGACGATATAACAGAAATAACTGAAAAAATAGATGCAATAAAGATCACAACCAATGGTTATGAATTTGAAATATTAAAAGGCTCATCTAAACTTATTAAGAAAGATAGACCAATCATTATGTATCATGCAATGGATATGACAATATGGTCTGAATGCTATGATTTTTTAAAAACTAAAAAATATAAACAGTATTGGGTAACATGTTTAACCAAACCAATTGGTGAAAACTTTAAAAAAGTCTCAGAAGATTTGTTTGGAAAAGCTGGTATTAGCAGTATTTTATCTATACCCGAAGAAAAGATGCAACCAAACGATTTAGTTGAAGTATTAGCAGGAGAAGATTATTCTAGTACAGTACAGCGTCTTGCAAATTACAAAATACTATTTTAAGCAATAAAATGAAACATTTAAACATCACTGATAACCTTGAACGTTTAGGCCCAAGCCTAGTAGTTACTGATAGTAAAGTAGGCAGAATGGCAGTCTATAAAAACGACTCTGTAGTAAGTCAATCAATATTAATGTTTGGTGAGTACTGTGATGCAGAGGTACAGGTCATGGCAAAGTATCTTACACCCGAATCTATATATCTAGATATTGGTACTAATATTGGATATCATGCATTAGCAATAAATCAACAAGTAGGGTGCTCTGTATTAGCGTTTGAACCACACCCTAATCATTTTTCTGTAGCTGCATATAACTGCAAAGACAAGCCTATCAGGATATACAATGCTGCGTTAGGTAGCAAGAATGGTACTATGACTATAAGTAATTTTGATGAAAACATTCTTGGTAACTACGGTGAAGTAGGAGTTAATAATGAAGGCATTGAAGTACAAGTAATCAAACTAGACAACTTGGAAGATTTAGCAGAAGTTACATTGATGAAAATTGACGTAGAGGGTGCAGAATTAGATGTACTTAAGGGTGCGGCAAAGACTATTAAGAACCAACGTCCTGTAATTTTTTATGAAGCAATTGATAGTGAAATTTGGAATAAGTGCTATAAGTGGTTAGATGCTAAAGATTATAATCAGTACTGGGTCATATGTAGACATAAACCAATCAAAGAAACGTTTAAAAAAACTGATGAGAATCCGTTTGAACTAAGCGGAGTAAGTAACATATTAGCCGTACCCATTGAAAAAGATCAACCTAACTTTTTATGTCCGGTAGTGCCTAATGAAGAACCTAATGATACTATTGTTAGGATAATGAAATATATACTGGTTTTTTAAAATACATATTTAAATAT